CGGTATTACCTGCACCCACTTGAATTACAAAACGTTTTGTGGTTAATACAGAACTAATTCTAGATCCAGTATAATATGGATCTGATGTTCTTGGATATGTAATATTGCTACTACCCTCAGTTATTGCTAATCCTGTTAATACGATATCCTCATTAGCAACAAAACCATGATTAGCGGAAGTAGTAACAGTTGCAATACCAGTTTCTTTAGTATAGATGAAATTGGTTATTGTTTTAGGACTAGAAGATAGATTTGTAAATGCAATGCCAGTTATATTTGCATGTTCACCTATTGAGAATCCATGAGCACTTGATGTTGTTACTGTAGTTAATCCAGTAGCAGTATCATATCCTACATTTGATATGAATAAAGGTATATTAAAGACATATGGATTTGTAACAGCAATACCTGTGATGTGACCATCTCCAGAAATTTGTGCCGTTCCAATTCCAATAACACTAGTTCCTGGTAAGGTAGATGTTTGAATAGCAACATTTACAGTTGTTTGAACACCCACTCTATATCCAGAACCAGTATTAGCAATACTTACGGATGTGACGGTTCCTGCTGTAGAAACAATAGCAGTACCTCCTGCTGCTACTAATGGTTGATATCCAAATCCCTCTGTAGAGGCAACTGAAATGATAGCACCACCTAAAGGAAGAGTTCCTACATTAGGATCTGAAGAAACAGAACTTCCTGTTCCTGTGAATGAAATTGTAGTAATACCTGTTGTTGTTTGAGATAATGTATAATTATTCAGAGCACCAGGAATTTGGAATACGTCATTGATAAGAATGATTGCATTATCTGTGGTTAATCCAGCAACATTAGATCCTCCAGACTTAAGAGTAAAGTCTGCATTTTGACCAGTAAACTGAGCAGAGAGATCATCAAACACATAATTTCTATAATATGTTTCTTCTACAGTATCTGGAACACCAGATCTCATAAACATTCTTCCTTCAAAACTAGATCCTGTTGAAATACCAACCCAATCTCTCTCATCTGGTCTATTTGTGCTTGTGCTTAAAGGCACATTACCACTTGGAGCAGCAACAAAGTTAATAGTATTATCAACAACATTATAATTACCAACAACTTTAGTAACTAAAGTGGAAGTGCTATATCCAGCAAGTGCTGTTCCCATCCAAGGTCTTCTAACTTGTATCCTATTGGTAAGACCTATGCCAACACCATCAACCCTCATTATCTCATCACCAATCTTAATTAAGTCACCACCAAAGATTGAAGTAATACCAGCAAGATTAATGAACTCATCAGTAGTGAAAACTTGCTGAGTAAGGTGAGATGTTACTGCAGTAGAAACAATTGGTGATTGTATTATATTATCAATTGACACTAATAATTTTGCATTTTGATTAACTGAATTAAATCTATGAGAAGTTCCAATACCAACACTAGTAATATCAACTACTTCTGGAATAGTCTTTAATGCTTTCGCAGCAGTCTCAGCAATTTTGATGGTATCATCGTCAATTTTTACTGCAAAGAATGTGCCAGGAAGTTTGTTAGTTGTTCCTACTCCAACAAATCCATTAGTAGTAGCAATACCAACTGCCATTGTCTTACCAGCACCAGCATGATTGTATAAGAGTTTTTCACCAGTAACAAAGAAGTGGTTTGGTAGAACAATAACATCATTAGTCACATCAACAACAGAACTATCTTCACCAACAAATGATTTCTCAAATATAGTGTCTGTTCTATGCTTTAATTCAAATTCCCTCTTAACAGCACGATCAGTTCCTTCATAATCACCAAATCCTGATTCTATCGCACCATTATCAAAGTCAATAGTATCTTTAAGATCATCTTCAATTCTTAATACATTACTCCATACATTTGTCTGAACATCCATATTTGGATTTGGTGTAAAGACAATAGACATAGTTCCAGCAGCTGAAACTCTACTTCCTATTGTTCCCAATCCAGCATTACCAGAATAAACATTACCATATTCAACATCAAAACTTTCTTGAGTTTCATCTTGAACAAAATCATTCACACAAAGGAATTCAGACATCTGATATGCTTTATTAGTGCAATCAGTGATCTGAACATAACAATAAGCAGCTTGATAGTCAGTAGGATATTCTGCGATAATATTTTCAACTGGAGAACTAGTGGATCCGATACCTGTGCATCTAGATTCAAGAATAGCATGTTTCAATTCTACTGTTGATATTCCACTAAATTCAGAAGATGCCATTCCAACCAACATTGTATTAATAGCACCAGTTGTACCAATACCAACACCTGAATTTGGGAAGAAATCAATTTTTATTAAATCATTTTCAATATATCCACGATAAGTTCCCATACCAGTTCGGGTGGCATATCCTTCAGTTATGTTGGTTGATAATCGTCCATATTCCATTATATCAACAGTCGTTCCATCATGAATAATGTTGAATTGGTTAAATTCAAATTCTTCACGATTGATATCAGGATTAATCGATACCATTACATGAGCAGATCTATATGTGCTTGCAATTCCTACAATTGTCGTAGTTCCAATACCAACACCAATAGCTACACTTTCAGTATCAACAATTGAAGGTCCAACTACTGTGCTTCCAGTGCTTAGTGCATTATCATCTAAATTAAATGAAAGACTAGCAATAAAGTAATCATTAACAGAGAATTTTACTGGGAACCATCTTAATTCTCCTAAACTACCAGAAATTGCAAAATCAAAATCACCTTGATCAGATACAGTGTCTATTTTTCCATATTGATTAAGATATCCAAAATTACTATCATGAAGAATATCGACAATAGTTAATTGTCTTTGTGCAGTAAATCTCTTATCTTTCACATAAAGGAAATACTTCAATGCTCTTCTTTCTGCTAAAGTCCAAGAAGCAACAGTTGTAAATCTAGTAGATCTTGGGTTACTATTAAATGTTCCACTAAAATCATCAATTGATACAACTCTATTACCAACAGATTCTTGGAAATCTTGTAAAATTCTACTTGAGAAAGTTATTTCAGTAGAAACAGTATCACTACCAATTACTAGACCATTTTCTGATGCTAAATCAAAGTCTTCAACACAATTCATATTAACAATTGACATTTGTTCAGCAACAACACCATAATCTGATAATTCAGTTGATAAACCAACCTTTAATGAATCTCTATCGTCTGGTGTAGACTCTAACTGATAATCACTAAATTTCTTAAATCCTATTGTGTGATTTAATGTAGAAACAGGATCATCCCATTTTTCCAAATCTACTCTAGAACTTAATGAGTATGATAGATTTTGATAATAATCACTATCTTGGAATCTCTGTAAGGTTCTATTAAAGAATCCAGATTCTGTCTCCCAACCACCTTCTATTTTTGCAGTAGCACCTAATTGTAAGTAAGCATCAAAAGATTTAATAGATGAAGCAACTCCTTCAACTCCTGAAGCACTACCAACAATAATATCACCAACTACAAAATCTTTTTGTGCAGAAATTCTTAATACTCCTGTATTAGGACTCCAATTTTCTACTATTCCAGTGGTGCTACTAATAGTTCCTGTAACTGTTTCACCTTCAACATAATCACTAGAATCTGTTAGATCAATTCTAAATGTTGGAAAATCTTTTTGAGAAACTATTCTTCCAGCGGAATTGACAAAATCAAATTGACCTGGTGTAAGTTCAGGTGCTAAATCTCCAAAGAAATCAGTTAAGTTATAAGTTACACTTCCGATACCACCTAAGTTTTCATCAATTTCAGTTATATTAAAGAGTTTATAATCATATTGATCAGAATTATATCCTCTACCTGTTGATCCAACTCCTACACTAATACCTTCAATGAATACTAAATCACCCACTGCAAATGGGAAGGTATCTGCAGTGCTATATCCAACAGATAGAGTAACAGTTACATTTTTACTATTGGTATTAAATCCAACAGTGCTAATACCAACACCATTACTATTATGAATAGGAACTACAGTAGGAGGAGCATCGTGAAGACCAAAAGTATTTTTTAAAATTTCTACTTCAGGATTACCTAAGTCATATTTCAAATCTAAATCTAAAACTGGTTTACCAGTAAATCCATCAATTACTACTAATTGTGGTGAAGCATTGTATCCTCTTCCAAATGAAGTAACACCAACTTTCTGCACAGATTTAAGTGCATCTAGTTCAATGATCTGAGGTAATGCAGCATGAGGCATTAATGTTGGGTCAGATGGGAAATTATATCCAATTTCTCTAAGATTAACTGACTTAATCATACCTATAGAGGTACTCGCAGCAGAAATAATTGCATTAATTCCTATATCAGTATTAATAGTTGTGATACCAGGAAGACTGTAATAATTTTCTCCTGGATTTGTTATCTCAAAATCACATATTTCTCCAAAAGCACTTGTACTGTTAGTTTTATATGTTAAGTCTGATAGTTCACCATAAGATGCTTTTTCTGGGATTCTGGATAAAGTATAAGTAAATTGATTAGTAGCAGCTATGGTAATTCTTTGACCATTTTCTCCACCCTCATTATACAAACTTTCTAAAATCTCTACCTGACTTCCAGAAATAACTTCTTTATCAACGGTGACTTCTTCTTTTACTGCAGGGAGACTGCTATCAAAAAGAGGTTCTAATTTATAGAATAATTCATGAGGAATTTCTTTTGTTACTGTTAATGTAACATTAGCATTTGTTGTTATGCCAGGAGCTCCATTTCTTACAACATTAAAATCTTTTGTTAATTCAGAAGTATCAAAGATCTTAGTAAAGTTTTCATCTTTATAGAAAGTAAGTTTAAATGCCGAATAAGTTGTTGCTTGATTCACATAAGATAATGAAGAATCTGATACATCAAATACAGCACTACAATCTTTGTATAATTCTATTCGAGGATTTATTGGATTGATTATTCCACCATCACCTGCACTAGTAATTCCTACTGTAGGTGGTTTAGATTCATTTGATTCATGGAATGTATTTGATAGTTTGAATGTATCATCATCAATCTTAACAATAAAATATATCTCATTATTAACTAATCCACCAGCAACAGCAGATGCTATACCTACAGTATGAATAATCTTATCACCAGTTTTATATCCATGATTTTCTATGGTTAGAGCATTCGTAGTTGTGTTTACGCCAGCTGCTGTAAATGTCTTAGGATTAATTACTACATTTCTATTATAGTCATTATACTTAACTACAATTGTAGTAGATATGCCTGGACTGACATTCATAAAAACTCTTTGATCATTTAATAAACCATGAGTTTCTCCAGTAGAGACAGTGACCTTAGTTCTATTAACTTCACCAGTTATTACATTATAATTTGTCTTTAGACTATGATATACTCCAGTTCCTATTCCAGCAAAGAAGAACGTTGTACTGTCTCTCTGTGTGCTTGCAATGCCCACAAAAGTTCCAGTAGTACCTAAACCTACCCTACAAGTGGATAAACCAATTATGTCATCATTAACCCTTGCTGCAAATAGAGTTTGTCCATTTACTAAGGTTCTTTCTCCAACAGAACCAGCTTGTCCATCTTCTAAAATTTTAATGCCCGTTCCATTACCAGGAGAATAAGTTAATTTGTCACCAGTTAACAATCCATGTTGAGGAAGATACATTTGCTTTGTTCTCACAAAAAGCATTGTGAGACCAACACCAGGATTAGAGAAGTGAAGTGTGCTTCCAATACCAACACCAGATAGAGTGGATATACCAATAGTTTCTTTAGGTTCAAAGTATATCTGGGTATTTTGCTTCCATTTGTAAGTAGAAGTAATTCCAGCATCAACGACTAATTTACGAGGGTTTTCAAGTAATATAGATGTAATGGTATGAGATACCCCTGTAACCCCGTTGTGACCCCTTAGAACCCTTATACGACCACGATCAGGTTCTATATTCAATACCTGTACTGTTTCTGTTCCTATTCCTAAAATATCATTAGGTCTAATGGCAGGGAACTTTAAATCACCTTGAACTCTAAAATGAGTAACTATTCCTGTAGCACCGTCTGTTCCAATAGCAACAGCAGTAGTTCCTAAACCAGTTACAACAAGACGATTAGAGCTTATACCTGCTATGTAAGTTCCTTCAATTCCTGATGAAGTTGTAGACAATCCAGTTACGTTTATAATG